AATTAGATGATGCATTACCAGTACTGAATGAATCAACACCAGATGTATCATGTATTTTATAATAAGGTATATAAGGTATACTCGTTTGAGAGTGACACCAATACATATCAAAATCACATACTAAATTACCATCATGATATAACTTAGGACTAGCACCAGTACTATTTAAATCAGCCCAATGATCAACTCTAAAGTTTGAACTATTTTGTGCTTGAACTGAAAAGTATATAATACCTAAATTTTTGTCAACGCCTTCATTCCAAAAGTGAATATCAGTAGAACTAGAAGTAGTTGTACTAACCATATTCATAGTTGCATTATCCCAATAATTCATAAAATTAGTTTTTGTACTAAAATCAGATTGTTGGTTTCCTAAATAAGTACTTGGAACTCCACTAGCAGTTTCAGTAATATAAACCATTGTGTTACTAGAAGCACTTTCAAATTCAATATTATTACTAGTTTGAGCTGATGGAGATGTAGTACCAGTAAAGTTATTTATTCTCATAGCAATTATATATCTAATAGTATTAGTTTGAGCACCAGTAGGTATTTGATTTATACTAGGCATAATACCACTGTTTGGAGATATTAAACTTGTTGTAATAGCAGATTGAGCAAATTCTTCAGGATCAACATCTATACCATTGGTATATTGAAATGCAGTTCTTGTCCCAACATCCTTTCTAGGTAAGCCACCACTAACTCCTTCTTGAGTTGTTGCATGACTAAATCCTAAGGATCCAGGACTTGTTATTAATATACTCCAGTTATCAGTAACTAAACCATCTTGGTCAGCAGTAATAGTTATTAAACCATTACCATTACCATCATTAGATATTATTGATGTATAAGATTGTGCAGAAGCATCTATTCTAGATTTAATAGCATTAATTACAGTACTTCCATCACTTGGTCCAGCAGATACAATAGCAGTTCCTACGTTATTAGAACCAAATCTAACTTGATAAGTAGTACCAGAATTATGAGAAGCAGAAGCTGTTAAATAAGCTAATGTTTGTATTTCTGGTAATCCAGGATCATCTGCTGTTTCCATATCAGTATCTAATGTAATTTGTAATTGTTCATTAACACCTGTTGTAGATGTATCAATTATATTAGCATTAGTACCACTGTAAACAAATTCATGTTTTTCAGGAGTAGATATACCAGCATCAAAAGTACCAGGAAAAGTAAGTTGTACTTTTTCAGTTGTTTGAGTAGTATTATCATATTCAAATGTACTAGGTTTAATTGTAGTTAAATTAGCATCAGTATAGTTTATTTTTTGAACTTCCTGAGATGCAGGTACATTAGGTCTTAAACCAGTTCCAGTATCACTTGAACCATATCTTATATGCATATGTTTCTTTAAAGATTTATCTAAATTACCATCAATGATTAATAAACCATTTTGTGCATTTACATTAGTACCAACACCAGTTGATACATAACTTAAATATACATTTCTTGGACCAGGACCAGTATTGATAGATGTATTAGGTATTAAAAACCTAATTGAAATATCGTAGGTACCAGGACCAGGTAAAGTTATATCAGCAGGTCCATTACCAACCATTTTATCTTCAATATATGTACTATCAGCAGCACCAGCATTCTTAAATTCAATTAATGTATTATATTGATATACATCAGTCCATTCTAATTTAGCTGTTGTGTCTGACAAAGTAGATATTACTAAGTTTTGTGGTTGAGGTATATTAAATATACCAGGAGCATCTGAAGTTTTATTAGATGATTGTAAAGTCATTCCTTGCGGATTAATAGTATAAATTTGATCACTATATAATTTAGCAGTTACTTTTACAGGAGCTCTATTAGAATCTTCTTGGATTCTTTCTTTTTGTAGAGCAAATATTCTAATTTTATTACTTGCTGAAGCCATATTTAAACCTGAAGCAGGAACACCTGTTGTTTCAAATATATCATCAATATTAGAAATACCATAAGTATCTAAACCATAACCAGTATTATTTAAACTAAATGTATAAGTAGGTTGTCTTAAATGGTATAACATTCTCTTAGCAATTTCTCTTGCATGAGTTGGGTTTTGAACCATTCTTAAAGTAAGATCAGCTTCTTTTCTACCTTCATTACTAATTACAGCATTATTAAATTCTACAACTTCTGTAGTTTCAATAGCATTCTCATCTAAATAAGTAACGTTAATTGCGTTAGGTGTTGTAGATGTAGTAGGTTCTGATCTTGTTATATTACCTATTAAGTTATTTTCATTTACTTGTGCAGTTGTAGTACCAGTTTCTAATTTATCTAATTTAACAGTAACAATACCGTTTTCATCAGCAAATAAAGCACCAGTTGCTAAACTAATTTGTTCTAAAATGTCTTTAATAGAAGATCCTTGATTAAATTGACCATTAATTGTAAATGCTGGAATAGTAACACCATCACTATATGTACCAGGATTATCACAATAATTAGCAAATTTAACAAAAGCATCAAAGTCAATTTCTTCATTAGTTAAACCTAAACCAAAGTTAGCAGATCTTAATTGATCTAATGCAACCATAGCTGGGTTTGTACCAGTATTATATGTACCACCAGTATATTGTCTTGTTTGACCTTCTAATCTTATTTCAGGTATTCTTTTACCTAAAGAATCAATTGTAAAATTAGGTGCTGTTTCTCTTATTAATGCACCTTTGTCTCTTTTAATTCTAACAACCATATAACAAATACCATTACCAACATCAGTATCTTCATACCATCTGTCACCAGAAGTAAATCCAGTACCAGTATATCCCCATGTTACTCTTGCTAACATAGTTGATAGTGATTGTGTAGCGTCACCTTGAATAAATTGTATTTCTACATTTTTAATATCAGTATTAAATACTGCATCTTCAAATGAATAAATTTGTCCAAAGTTAATTGTTTGGTTGTCTTTAAATATTTTTATATTTTGATAGTTCAATTGTTTAATTTGTTCCCATGGACCCTCACCAAGTGTATAAACACTATAGGCAAATTCCCCAGTTGTTTGAACTATTTCGTGATTAGCATTAGTTAAATCTGTTGCAGTTAAAACCATTCCTGATCTTCTGTTACCAAATGATTTAGGTACCCAAGCTTGTTCACCTATTGCAGTTGCAGATTGTCCAGTATCAGGAGTACTTACATTAGTACTTCCCATACCACCACCTGGTCCACCCTTAGGTTTTTTACTTGATCCTAGTGAGTAACCAATTGATGCACCTCTTAATGCTCCACTTGGTCCGCCTACTAAAAAGCCAACATATGCTCCCACACCTGCTGCTATTAACGGCTTAGCCTTTTTTACTACTCCACTCATGATTAATTTCCTTTTCTATATATTTTATGTTTTATTGTAATATGCATATCTTGAGATATAACAAATGATTGTGTATTTTTATTAAATTGATTCAATGGTGCCATACCGCAATATGTAATTGAGTCTACAGCATATATAACATCATCAAAGTATCTTCTAGGTTTAATTAAAAAGTCTCCAGGTAATATTCTACCTTCAACTTCTTTATAACCTAAACCTAATATAAATTCATGGACTGTGCCATATTGTTTTATAAGAGGTCTAACTTCTTTAAATGTTTTACAATTTAATATTTTATCTTTTATTATTTTAATATTTTTATTCTCAGGATATAAAATATATAATATATTTAATGCCATACTATTACATTCAGTACCGACAGCCATTGGTTTATTTTCTTTTGATCTTATATATTCCAATAGCTTGTTATTCATTAACTAGGTTCCTTAAATGTTTTTGTTAATTTAGCGTTTTTAGAGTTCTTAAAGAACCCATCATTAACATCAATTGCTTTTAAATACGATTCAGCTGTTCTAACACCAGATATTTGATTGATGTTTTCCCATGTCTTAATTGTACTTAAATTTATTAATGCTTGTTTTGTTGAGCTGTCATATGTATAATTAGCACCATCAATTTTTAATAAACCAGCATTAGCAGGTCCAATTAATAGTTTACCATTTTTACAAAAACAAACTCTTAAAGTTATTTTACTGTTGATATGATTTTCTGTTTGTATAGCATTTAATAATCCAGCAGTTGTGGATAATAAAGTAATACCAGATCCTACATTACCTTCAGAAACTTGTATATCAGAAGATTCTTTTATACCGTCCATTTTAACTATATCATCAGATGCGAAATAGGTATTATTTACAGCATTAAAAGTTGAACTTCCATAAAAACTTGAAGGAACATTTATTAAATCTTTATCATATGTACTTAATCTAATTGTTGTTCCATTATTTAAAGCTATATCTACTAAATATACAGTAGTTAATACTTTAATAACTTGTTCAAAATTAACTTGTTGAATTAAACCAACAGATAATCCTGGTAAATTACCAGAAGTAAATGTAATTGTAGTATCATATTCTTTTGTACTATCTAATCTACCTTCAACAACATCAATTGATCTTGCTATTTGTTCAGCAGCTAATAGTGGAAATACTTTAGATGAAGCAGACTTTGCATATAGTGCATTTGAGCTAATTGCTTTTAATGTACTATCATAATTAGGTCTTGTTACACCTTGTAATTTAGAACTTCCAGAACCACTAGTATCATCAGTAGATATAGTTAACAAATTAATTAAACTTGTTTGATCTAAAACTGATGCTAAAGTAGTTTTATTTACTAAAGCTAAAATTGCTTGAGTTGGGTTCATTATAATACCTCTATTAGTTTAAATCTATATGTTATATATTGCTCACCGGTACTTGAAAGTACAGATACAGCTTTATTAAAATTACCATCTAATACATTAAATTGACCAATAAGATCATTATAATACATTTTGATGTTTGAAGTTTGTTCAATTTTTACAGCTTGGTCTAAAGTAACTATATATCTGTCTAATCCACCAGTATTTAAAAATACAGTAGATATATTAATAACTTGATATAGTTTTTTAGTTGGTGTAGATTGGTTAGTATTTATATCATAATCAAATTGTACAAATGAACCAATACCTAAAGCTAATGAAGTACCAGTAGCTTCTTCTACAGTAAATTGAGTTAAACCTTGAATAGTACTACCAATTACATTCATAGTGTTTTTAGCAGTAGTTATAATAGGTTTATAAATAGTTTTATCAGATAATGGCATATTAAATGAACCATAATATTTTATACTATTTAAAAATACTTGAAATTGTCTATCTTCAGATTCTGATAAAGGAGTAGTTGTTAAAGAAATAATTTGTTTACTTATCTCTCCAGTTATAATTTCTCTTTTACCAGATAAAGCTTCAACATTAGATACTACATTAATATCTGTTTCTGCCAATATTGACTTAAACTTAATTGTGTTTGGAAATATAGTAGCCATTGTTTATCCTTGTGATTGACTTAATATTGAATTAACTTCTTCTGCATTTGTTCTTATAGCAGATATTAAAGCATTATTTAAATCATTAGTGTTAATATTTTGATTGATAGTAGTATTATAAGAAGTACCTTTACCAGCAGAACCAACTTGATCTCTAGGTATAACAACTTCACCTGGTGTTAACATAGCTGGTACCCTATCATTATAAGGAGCACCACCTGGTACTATACCACCTTTATTAAAACCTAAGAAGTTAGTTTCACCACCACCGCCACCACTTAATAAAGCAGTACCAGCATCAATTGCAGCTTGTTTAATAGATATTGCTAAACCTTTTAGCTTTTCTCTATTTAGTTCTTTTTCTTTTTCAACTTTATCATCAGCAAACATAGCAAATAGTTTTTCAACACCTAATTGTATAGTTTGTTTAACAATAGTTTCAGCAACTACATTTATCATATTTTTAAATGCATCTACTGTAGAGTTGATAATACCATTACCATTTCTTAATCCTTCAACCCATGTTGTACCAATTGAATCACCAATTAATTTAGCATCAACATTCATTTCAGCTAATAATTCTCTTAGTGTTTTGGTTTTACCAATAGAAGTTTCTATAGCAGCAGCTTCTCCAGCTTTATTTCTGATATAGTTTCTATTCATGATATCAATTTGTTCATTAATTGACATTAATTCTTTAGCTCTATCATCTTTCTTTTTTTGCCAAGCTCCACCATCATCATGATTAGCTCCACCAAGACCTTTATAAGCCTTCATTCTATCCATTCTAGTTTCTTGACCTAATGAAGTTTCTCTGTATGCTTCTTGAGCATTAGCAGCATTTCTCCATTCTTCAGCTAAACCAGATAATTCATTAGTCATATTAGTAACTTCAGTATTAGCTTTTGCTAATGCATCTGAAACATCAATTGTAATTCCTGGTATAAAGTTTAATGCATCTACAAATTCTAATACACCAATTAAAGCTTGGTTATAAACTTTATTTAAGAATTGCATAGTTTTAATATTATATTCATTTAATTGTTTATCAAATAATACAAAACCAGCTATTAGTAATTGAATAGCAGTAATAAAAGCACCTAATGGGTTAGCTCTCATTGTAGCATTTAGTGTAGCAACTGCAGCTGATATAGTTAATATAATACCAGCAACTTTATAAGCTATAAATGTTTTAATTACACTATTAAACTTTTCCCAATTTTCGATTAAGAATCTAATTGCAGATTCAATTTTTAAAAAAGCTTTACCTAGGTTTTCACCTACAGTTGTAGCTAATTTATTAAATGCTTCTTCTTCTGATTCTAATTCTTTATTTAAATTTTTAATTTGTTTAGTTAATACTCCAAAGAACTGTTTACTTACAACTTGTCTAAATTTGAAATATTTATCTTGTACCATTGACACTTGCCCTTGTAATGTCTTAGCAAGTTCCTTAGTAGCATTACCAAATGTTCCACCTTTACCAAATACTTCAAAGAATCTCTTTTTAGTTTCTTCAACTGATACTTTAACACCAGCTTCAAATCCTAACATAGCTCTTACACCACGTTCTCTGAAAATATCAGCAGATGCAATACCACCAGCAAATGATCTCTGAATCTGTGTAGCAGTTTGTTGGAAGTCTAGACCAGTAGCAGCAGCAACGTTACCAGTTACTTTTAAAATTTCGTTTAATTCAGCAGCATCTTTAGAAATTACAGCTAGGTTACCAGAACCTTTAGATATTTCTTCTAGTGAGAAAGGTACTTTAGCAGCAAATTTAGTTAGTGTATCAAATGATTTAGCACCTTCTTCAACTGAACCAAATAATAGTTTAAATCTAATTTGTAGTGATTCAACTGTATTACCAGCATCAAATGTATCTTTAATAAATTTACCAGCACCCAATGATACTGCAGCAAAGCCAGCCGCTAAGCCAACATTTAAAGCAGTAGCTAAACCAGCTATTTGGTTTCTACCTCTTTGGGCAACTTTGCCCATATCTCTTAATCCTCTTGATGCTTTTTTAGAAGCAGCACCTGTAGCTACTAGACCAGCGTTAAGTTTCTTAACTTGACCTGCTCCTGTAACATTTGCTTTAATATTTAGTTTTACAGACATTGTTTTATCTTTTCTAAGTTAGTATTATATTTAACACTTTATTCTCAGTTAATTTTATTTAGACCACAGTTACTTTAACTTCATCAAAGTATTTGCTAAATGCAGCCTCTATGAATTTTGTTGGGGCTTGTTGTGAGTGCCCATTATTTAAAAATTGTATATATGTAACACCATTGGTTACTATAATTTCAGTTGGTTTATCTTTCTTTTGTATTAATTGTATATTACCTGCTCCACCTGACTTAGCATTAATATATGTTTCAGTATATCCTATATACCAACTATTTCTTGAAATACCAGTATCAACAGGGGTAGCTAATTTAACATCAGCAAAGGCTTGTAGCGCTCTGGCTCTTAATTCCTTTTCAATTGCAGCATCCATATCCCTTTGCAGGTTATCGACTACTGTATTGAGACCTATTGTTGTAACTCCTAAAGCCATAGTTGTCTCCCTTGTGTTAGTGGTTGTACGTGGTTGCTTAGTAGCCTACCTAGTATCTATCTAGACAGGCTTTCTAAGATTAATTTATTTACCCCATTTTATATTGTTTTTGCTAGCTATACCCTTTAAAAAGGCCATTGCAGCAGTCTTATTAGGGTCTTCTCTATTTTGAGATTTCTCTAATGCAGCCAATGATGGAAATAATTGATGTATTTTTAATGGTTTACTACCTTGAAAGGTTGTTTGAGCTATTAAACTAGTTCTATAGTCTTCTCTCCAACCATAAGGCCTTAACCTAAAGTATTCTATCCAGCCCATGTATTCTTTACTGGACATGTTATTTATTGTATCCATTGTAACACCTAATTGGTGTGCAATTTCATACTCAAGAAGTTCTACTTTCCCAAAGTTTCACCTTTGTCATCAGAAGCACCTAATCCATTAAACAATAAAATATCATTTGATAATTTAGTTAATGCTTGAATTGGAAACTTTTCAAAATCTTCATCAGTCATTCCTTCAGCACCAACAACGGTTGCTTTAAATATAATTGATAAAGTTGAAAGTCCACCAACATCAGTAACACCTTTAATGCTATCTAATGCTAACTGTAGGTCTTTAATACCTTTAACAGTTAATTGTTTTACTTCTACTTCTTGTGTTAAAAACTCAACTTTTTTTGTAATATCTATAATCTTAATATGTTTCATTTTATTTTCTATCCTTTGTATTATTATATAAGTGTTTATTATTTGTTTCAAAATCTTCCATAATCTTTCTTATTTTATGTAAGACATCTAAAGTTTCAAATACTTCAGTTTTATCCTCAACATCTTTTAATCTATCATATGTTTTTCTAATTGAGTTATCAATAGCTTTTTTAATATGTAATGATGTGATTCTTAAAACATAGTATTTATTAAACCGTTTTAATATACTATCCATTTTTATTTTCCTATTATGTATAATTAGATATAAGGGGTGTTTTACCACCCCCTATAAAAAATTGATTAGTCTGCGAAAGGACCAACAT